CTGTAGCACACAGTGGAAATACATGCAAGCTCACTTAGCGGTCAACTCTGATGCCCTAAAGAATTGTAAAAAGAGTGAGATTGAGTACATCGTTGTTCACGAATTAATGCACGTTTTCCTGAACGAAGCAAGGGAGAAAGGACTCTCGCACGAAGAGCGCGTGGCCACGTTTTTGGCAAGGTCATTTATCCTGGTGAATGAACGAAAGGACGATGCATGACCATCTACGAAGAGTGCGAAGACAAAATGGGAGAGTAATAATGGCAGGATCGACGGTAACGATTCGGGTGCGCGATAGAAATCCACTTTTATATTTGTATATTGCGAAAATTATTGCGTTACGCAATTCTAAAAAAGCTGTCGCTTTTTATAGCAAGCGCGTGGATTGGAAGATAGATAAACTTTGCGATTGGAAACCTTTACATGACCATCTATGATGTAGCCGACCAATTCAAACGTGAGTTGCGAGACCTGACCCAAGATACAACATCGGATATTGTCCGGGCGTATGGAAACATCTGGCAGCAATTGAACAGCGAGATCCTCAGGTTGACAAGGCAATACTACGACGATACCAGGGGAATCAGTGCGCAGGCATGGCTTCAGGAATTGGGCAGGCTAAATATATTGCAAGCACAGGTAGAGCGCGAGCTGCGAACATTTGCAGCGACAGCCAGCGCCAATATCGTTTACCAGCAGCAGGAAGCCATCCGAATGGCAGGTAATCACGCGTTCGAAATGGTGGATTACGTGGCAGAGCGAGCCGGAATTTCGATGATCTGGAATCGCCTGGACACAGACAGGCTTGAGCAGATGGTAGGCATGCTGCAGTATGGATCACCATTATCGAAGATTCTTTATGGCTATGGCGAAAAAGCAGGTAAGACCATCGGCGATTCGATCATCACAGGAATTGCCATGGGCATTGGACCGCGCGAGATCGCCAGGAACATCCGGCTTGAAATGGCGGGAGACCTTTCCAGGGCAATGAGGATAGCGCGCACGGAGATTGTCAGGGCATCACGGGAAGCATCGCGGGAGATCTACAAGGCGAACCCGGACATTGTAGGTGGATACATTCGCAGGAGCGCCAGATCTGAACGGACATGCGCGGCTTGTTGGGCGCTGGACGGCGAGAAATATCCGGTCGACCAGCCACTTGACGACCACCCGAACGGGTTGTGTTACGAGGTGCCTTATTTACCGGATGCAGCTGATATGTACAACCTGGATGATACAGGATCAAGCGCATTCGAGAAACTGAGCGACGAGCAGAAACAGGCCATATTAGGTCCGGTAAAGTTTGAAGGTTTCAAGCAGGGATTGTTCGGGCTGAAAGACCTGGTCGGGCATACGCACAGCGATGATTGGGGCGATGGGATTCAGGAAAAGAGCCTGAGCAGCCTACTGGGTGACGAGAAGGCCAAAGAGTTGATCACGGATGTATTGCATGGGGGTGGAGAAAATAAGGAACAAGAGGAAACAATGGATGCTGTTTTGGCGCGATTTAATGACATTGTGCAATTCAAAAATGGTGTACCTGATTTTTCTAATCTTGAACTGGGTATGGCAAAAGATATTTCTAAGGCCTATGAAGACATAATTAGTAAATACCCACAGCTAAAAGGAAAGTTTGATCAAATTGAAGCAAAGGCACTTGGTCAAACTTATGCCAGGGCGCATATGAACGGAAGTGGATCTATTGAAATTAACATAAATTATTACAAAGACGCTTCTAAGCTTGAAACTTCATACAACAAAGACGTGAGTACTGGGTTTCACCCCGCTGGAACAACATACAAGTCTGTGATTACGCACGAAATTGGGCACGTAATAGATGATTTAATATCAACGTCTGGACACGGAACAATTGTCAGTAGGGGACCTTATGCGTATCCTAAACTTACAAACGCATCCACATACATGCGAAGAGAAGTATTGAAGTCACTAAAACTAACTAAGTCTGATATAATAAAAGGTGTGTCAAGTTATGCGGCTAAAAACGATCTGGAATTTTTTGCAGAATGTTTTGCAGAATATATGACAAGCAAAAACCCAAGACCTATGGCGGCAAAGTTTGGTGAAATACTAAATGATTGGATCAAGGATGTAAAACCATGACAACAATGGATAGACCGAGTTTTATGGATAGTGAGTATTTCGTGCCTGAGTTTGATAACTGGCACCTGAAACCTGGCGCACCGGAAGAAGTTAAAAAAGAGTTCGCTGAGTGGATGGAAGCTTATGATGATTCTCCCGTTGGACAATTAGTGAAAAAACCGAGAGGAACAGAAAAACACACAACACCTAAATGACCCTTGCTTAATTTGATACTTATTGTGCTATAATACTTATATAACTGAATAGGGATTTCTGGAGTCAACCGCCCAGACATGGTAACCGTGAGGGAACCCGTGTCTGGGCGTTTTTATTTTAAGTTGCTTTTTGAAAGGAGCAAACAAAATGGTAAGTTTACTAAAGAGTAGGAAGTTTTGGATCACCGTTTTTGATGTTGTCGTTTCAACTATTACCTTTTTCGGGAGCAAGTATTTATCGCCGGATGTTGCTGAAAATATCCTGTGGCTGATTGCTGCCTGGCAACCGGTGATCATCATGCTTATTGCTGGCATCGCTATTGAAGACGCGGCCGCAAAAGGCGCTGCTCAACTAATTGAAGAATAGCAGATGAGTGAGCAAGCGGTCACTATCATTGTCGCCATTATCGCCGCTTTAGGTGGAGGCGGTATTGGTTCGGCGGTCGTCGCTGCCATTGCAAACCGTACATTGACACGGGCGAAGTCGATTATGACGCTATCTGAGGGATATGAAACGCGTCTGGCGAATCTTACCAACCGGGCGTGTCAACTTGAAGTCCGGCAAGAAGAGCAAGAGTTGCTTATTTCAACACTACGGAAAACATTGTCGGAGCGTGACCAGATGATCGATACATTGCAGCATGAGAACGTCGAGTTGAAGAAACAGGTTGAGCAATTGCAAGTGGAGAGCGCTTGCAAGGACCGCAAGATCGTTACGCTACAGACAAGAATGCGTCACCTTGAAAAGCTGGTCAGAGAACTGGGATTACCGATTGGCGATGGGGATTCAGAATCCTGAAGCGCAGGAAAGCCTGGTGAAAGTCATTACCGAAGTAGTGCGTCTGGATATGTATTTAGACGCATTGGAAAAGCGGATGACTGCCATAGAAGACAGGGATGTCAACAACAGGCAGGAATACGCTGAATTACAGAAGAGACGGGGCGAGACACCCCGAAAGGAGTAAGGCGAGATGCCAGAAGATTTGAAGCAAAGTGGTCAAAATGACCCGGAAAACGAACAGCCAACCCCAACATTTGAGGACTGGCTCAAAGAGCATGAGGACGTAAAACCGCTGTATGAGGCGCACACCAAGGGACTTAAGAGCGCATTAAATACCGAGCGAACAGCAAGGGAAGAATTGGAAAAACAGTTGAGAAAACTGGCCAAACAGGCGGACGCGGGAAGCGATGCCCAGAAGGAACTGACCGAGACTGCTGACAAACTGGCTGCCACTGAGCGCCGGGATAAGTTTTACGAAGTCGCCCATGAAGAAGGCGTGAAGAACTTGAAGCTCGCATGGCTCGCCGCGCAAGAGTTTATGGACGAAGACGGCGAAGTCAAGTTGGACGCCATGAAAAAGGCCTATCCAGAACTGTTCGCCTCAAAACAGAAGGTGAACGTGAATGCTGGTGACGGGATGCAAAACCAACAAGCGCCGTTGGATATGAATTCTCTTATCCGGCGCGCTGCTGGAAGACAGTAGGAGGTGGATATTGAGCTATCCAGAATTTAGAAAATCAGAGACCGTTACCATCGGGGCAGGTGCATCGTTATCGGGGCCATCCGGCAGTCTTGCCGGGCGGGTGCTGGTGGCGGTGATCACTGCGCCTACGTGGGATGCGGCCAAGATCACATTCCAGGCGAGCCTTGACGGGACAAACTTTTTTATTGTCACCGAAAAAGGTGCCGAGTATGAATGTGCTTCGGTCACAGGAGCGAAATACGTTTCTGTGGCACCTGAAGTATTTTACGGTGCCAAATATATCAAAGTGCAATCCGGAGTATCCGGAACTGCAACCAACCAGGTTGATGCGACCATCGTAACGCTGGTCAGTCGACCCATCTAACTAAAAGTGAGGTTTTAATATGCCATACAATTCTTTGATCGGACGAACCGATATTGATTCAATGGTCCCCGCTCCTGTTTCTCAGGATGTTTTGAAACAGATCGTCGAGACCAATCCCCTTTTCAGCCTTGCCAAGCGCCTGCCCGATATGAGTTCATCGACTTATACCATGCCGGTAATGAGCGCCCTGGCATTGGGCTATTTCGTCTCAGGCGACACCGGTTTGAAGCAAACAACCGAAGTCAACTGGGAAGACAAATACGTGACCGCCGAAGAAGTGGCCGTGATCGTTCCTATTCCTGAATCCGTGCTCAATGACTCTGGTTTTGACATCTGGGCACAGGTCAAGCCTGAATTGATCGCTGCATTCAATACCACCATTGCCCGCGCTGTGTTCTACGGAACCAACATCCCGGCATCATGGACCACCAACCTGGGTGCGGCAGGCATTCTTGCCGGATCGACCGCTGCAGGCCATACCCTGTCCCTGGCTGCTTATGCTGACGCATACGAAGCCATCTTGGGTGAGACCGCTGCAGGCGTTGACGGCATATTCATGGCCGTTGAAGCTGATGGCTTTGCGGTCAATGGCAACATCGGCCACCAATCTGTGCGCGGTATCCTGCGCAACACCCGTGACAGCAACGGCAACCCGATATTCTCGAAAGATGGATCTGGTTACCTGCTCGATGGTTCACCGATCTATTTCCCGCTTGACGGTTCAGTCGTGGCTGGTTCCAGCCTGATGATCTCCGGCCAGTGGGATCAATTGGTGTACTCAATCCGCCAGGATATGAACTACAAGATCCTTGACCAGGCCGTGATCCAGGATGCCAGTGGCAACATCATCTACAACCTGGCACAACAGGACATGGTTGCCCTGCGCGCAGTGATGCGCCTTGGCTTTGCCCTGCCGAACCCGATCAACCGCGTGAACGAAACTGCCGCGACCCGATTCCCATTCGCTGTTTTAACAGCATAAAGTTGATTATGTGAGGATCTGCAAGGGTCCTTACATAACAACAAAAGTGAGGTAAATTATGGGATTTTATCCGAAGAAACTTAGATCAGCGATCGACTTACTGAGTACCGTTTCAATTAATGGCACAGCCATTACATCAACCGCCACAGAACTGAACAAGCTCGACGGCGTAACCGCAGCAGCGGCTGATTTTAACCTGCTCGATTCATCTCAACAGATGCTCGTAGCTGACGGCGCGATCACAATCAAGCAGGGTATTTGTACAATTGCCAAGACCGTTCCGGGCGTTGTGGCAGCCACATTGGCTGACCCCACCAACATCACAGATGACATGAAGCGCCTTGTGATCGTCTCGGGCCAGGCGCAAGCCAACACGGTCACCTCTGCCTCTTCGTTTGGTGGTGGTGGCGCTGGTGAGGACGTTATCACATTCTCGGGTGCCATTGGCGACTCGGTCGAATTGATCGCTTGGGGTGGCAAGTGGTACATCGTCGGTGGGCATCAGTTCACTGTTGCTTAATAAATATTTGCTGGGTGTAATTCCCTGCTTAAGGAGTAATAAGAATGTCTGAACAAAAAGGCTGTTTATACGGTGACTTGACAGCACTGGGCGCGGGTGGCGCTATGCTTGCCCTGCTCAACCCTGAAGGTGCTGATCTATTGATCACCAATTTTGTGGTTCGCTCGACCGTTGTTTCAACCGGTGCCGCGACCATTGACGCTGGCATTCATGCCACCGGTCTGACCAATGATGAATTAATCGACGGGTTGGATATCAACGCCGCCCTGGTTTGCGAAAGCAACCACGATCAGGTAACCGCTGCCACTGTAGCAGAGCACGAGGTGGTATGGGGATCGACCTCGTATCTTGTCTGCTTTGGATCAGCTGCAACCACAGGCTTTGTCGGCAAGTACTACGTCGAGTATATCCGGCTGTAAGCTAAGGAGCTGACATGGCTGCCAGTGTAACGGAAGTTGTCAAACTCAGGCGCATGATCGCTGATTCAACATCAACGACCTACTCCGATGATGATCTTGAAGACATCATCGAGAGTTACCCGGTGCTGGATTCGGATGGTTATGATCCTGAAGATGATGATTGGACAGCGACCTATGACCTAAACGCTGCAGCTGCACAAATATGGGAAGAGAAGGCTGCCGCGTACATCGGATCGTATGACTTCAGTGCAGATGGGGGTAGTTTCAACCGCTCCCAGATGTACGAGCAGGCGATGAAGATGGCGCGGCACTACCACTCCCGGAAACGCGTGAGGACGATCACGACAAGGCCAGAACCTAAACTGGACACCGATAGTTGAAAAGGAACCAACTATATTGACAGCAATTAATGCTTTTTCGAGCGCAGAGCTGACAGGGTTGCGAACAGCACATACAGATCACTATAACGACACTTGCCAGATTGGGATATTGAGTGAAAGCCAGGATACGTTTGGCTATCCCGTTCCCACATATAGCTATGGATCGGCGATCGAGTGTGGTTTCGACCCTACCGGTGGACGCGAAAGAGAAGCGAACGACAAGACCGTTCTAAGGTCTGATGCCCAGTTGCGGCTACCCATTGGAACCACCGTTTCACAGAAGGACCAGGTAAAAGTTATCAGCCGGCATGGGGCAACCTTATCGCCGGCTGAGACCTACCAGGTTTCGAGTATCGTGATGCGCGGACCAAGCGGTCTGTTACTGGACCTGGTTAAGGTGGATGTGTAATGGCTGACAGTATGAGTTTCGAGTTCAAAGATCTTGATAGGTTTAAGACTCGCTTGAAGGCGTTGGGGAAGGCGGCTGCAGAAGTGATGGGTAAAGCGGCATTGGCTGGTGCTGAACTGGCTGAGGGCTATATCAAGGATAACATCCGTGATCAAAAGCTGATCGATACCAGCAACATGGTCAATAACGTCCGGGCTAAATTGGACAGCGCAGAAGGCCAGATGGCTGAAGCAAGTGTGGGTCCAAGAGGCGTGAAGTATGCACGGATCCACGAATACGGCGGGATCATCAAGGCCAAGAACAAGCCTTTCCTGGTATTCCAGACAAAGGATGGCGCCTGGCATTCTGTAAAAGCCGTACACATTCCAGCAAGGCCATATATGCGCCCGGCGTTTGATGAGCATCGGGACGATATCAATACTGTCATGGCGCGGGTGATCGATCGTAAGCTGAAAGAGGTTGGCAAGTGACACTGAACCTTGAAGAATCGCTGTTCGATAAGCTGAGCAAAGAAACCACAGTCAAGGCTTTGGTATCCACGCGGGTTTACCCAATAAGGCTGCCACGGAATGTGATGCTGCCGTGTATCACTTACCAGAGGATCAGCACACCGCGGGTGCACACGCATGATAGTGCCGGCGGGACAGCACA